GAGAATGTGGCAATCGGCTGCCGAATGTAAAACGGGGTGACTTCCATCCCATTGTACCAATGCTTCCCGCACGACTCGCGGAAAGGACCGTCCCAGAATGACTTCGAGCTGTTAAGCTTAAAGCCAAGATGGTTTAAAACGATCCCAACGCGAGAAGCTAGGGAAGAAGGAACGATCATATCGTCCCCGTACACTGAGATGCGACCACGCGTTCCTGTCAAATAAGCAGTGGCTCTAGCTATTGCCCAAAAGAGGAGACTTTCGAGCTCAAACGTAAAACCATTACCCATCGACGAGAACATATGATTCTCGTGACGTGTGCCGTCGATCACCGTGATGGGTGACCTCAAGCTGTTCATCAGCGAGAACCAGTCCCACGGCAGAACCTCGAACACCAATCGCGTTGTTACGCTATCGGAGGCCGAGGAAAGGTCGAGAGTCGCGAGACTCCCGTCGAGCGAGCCAATTCTGGCAAGCTCGCCGTTTATAGACTGGTCGTTCAAATCGATGCCTTTGTACCTTAGACAACGTCTAATGGTATCGCCAACACCTTTCTGAGCGAACATATTAAGATCAGGTTCCTTAGCGGCAACCCGATCAATCGTGGTGTTCTTAGGAACAGTGAACATGACGTTACCTTCCATAAGACGCGGCGTCTGCCACGTCGAACGGATATGAGCGTCCCAAAGGGGCGCATCAGCGATTAACTCGCTAATGCGTTTCCAGCAGGACTCGGTAGCGTCCGCTTCGTCCAAGAACTTAAGGGATGGACTCCCTTGGCGACGAGATTTAGACGTCGATGCACCGCCTGAAAAGGTCCCATAAAGGGCCTCAAAGGACGGCTCATCGAAGAATATCTCGGCGACCACACGACGGCACACTTCTACGAACTTTCCGAAACGAATGCTCTTACCAGTTACGGTAGTAGCAATCACATCGGTATCCTCAGCAAAGAGGAGTCGTTGATTTGTGTCGGCATTGTGAAGTTCGGTCTGGAGCCATTTATCAATGGCCCTAGACCTCCTAACCTCGGCAGGATCCGTATCTGGTCCTACATACTTAGAAAAGACTTGGTCCAGTAGATACTGGTTCCTAAACTCTTCAGGGTATGTTTGGAGCAGGGTTGTTAGGTCCTGCATCACTGCTTGGGTTAGGCTCGGAGCAAGCTCCAAGTTCGCACTGTTGTGCGCTTGTGGGCTTTTGGTGAGTTTCAAGGGATACTTCTCCTTTGAATAGCGTGTCTGGCAATCCTGCGCAGGCACTAAGGTTTGCGGCCAAACAAATCATGGCCAGGATGAAGAGGTATTTCACCGCTTAATCCTAGTACACTCCCTGGAGACCAACGACAGTGTCGTTGACCAGGGTCTTCGTTGGAGCCAGGGCGCTCGCGAGCATACCGACAAAGTCGTTACGCTCCTGAGTGGTGC